TGAACAATTATTTAAAAAAAAATTGTAAAATATCCCTAGCGGGAATTTTATCATTTTATTCAAAAGGGAACTGAACAATTATTTAAAAAAAAATTGTAAAATATCCCTAGCGGGAATTTTATCATTTTTTATTTTTACATGTGTGTCTAAAGACACACATGTAAAAATAAAAAATTGAAATATCAAAATTCTAACATTACTATTGTTTATTTAATATACGTAAAAATGCAGCATCAACTTAAACACTTAAAATTGCCAAAGATGCCATTCTTTGATAATTTCTTTCAAAAACAACCATCATCTTTAATAGAACATAAATTTATATCATATATTGATTATTTTTCATCAATAAGACGAACAGATTTAGAAAGCACTCTTGCTAAACAACTTATTGCATCAAAACATCCGGCATTTACATATTATTCCAATTGCAGAAAATATACAAATAATGATGGCAGGGTTATTGCATTTGTCTCATATGACATGTTTAAAAAAATTGGAGAAATTAAAGGTCTTATGATTTTTGATAAAGACTATGATAACACAGACTTTAAATTGGAATTATTAGAAAAAGTAGAAAGAGAATTTCGAGACAACTGTATAAAAGAAGCATGGTGTATTAATCATAATGATTTTTGGAAAAAGATTTATACTTATAGGAATCCAGCATCACAATATTCCAAGATGGCTGGTTTTTTTAAGACACTTGAGTAAAAATTTGATTTTTTTATTGAATGCCAATAGGTCACAATATATACTTACAATATGTCTTCAATTCATTTATATGGCTTCAAACAACCTAAATATTGTCTGTTATATACAAAACTGCCAGACACTGTTACTGATGAAGAAAGAGGGGGGATTAAGTGTGCAAACACTGCAACATATCATGCAAATGTCCTATGGCTAGAAAGTATTGTTGATATGAATGACAAAAATAAAATAATAAATGTGAATAAAGTTGTTAAAAATGGACATGATAAAATTGTTTTTTACAAAAGCATGTATGTTGCTATTAATAATAATATTAAAAAAATAGATAGTGGTAGAATTCCAAAATGGAATGAAGATGGAGAAATATATGAAATAACAGAATATAAAAATGGTAAAAAAGAAGTGCAATTTTGTTATGGTGATTTAATTGAAATAATTAATTTTATTGATGGAAAAATAAGTTCACATAAAGTGTTCTATAAAAATGGAATATTAAAAGAACTCATGTCATATGATAATGGAATGAAACACGGGGTTCATAAGAAATATTTTGAAAATGGAAAAATCAATATTGAAATGGAGTATAAATATAATAAACCATCTGGCTATTATATTAATAAAAATAATGATGGAATCATTACTGAAATTGGTTATTATTACAATGGTCTAAAAAATTCATATTGGAAAACATATGACAATTCAGGTAAATTATTGAAAGAAGGGAATTTTAAAAACGATAAAAAGACTGGCTTTTGGGTAAAATATATTGATAATGAATATCATAAAGAAGGTTATTATAAAAATGGCAATAAAATTGGAAGTTGGTATACTTATCATAATTATTGTCTTGTGAAGACTGACAATTTTTCAAACAAAAAAGCAAAATGTGAATAAACCTTATTTGTCACATAAGAGCATATTCCATTGCTAACTTTAATATTTACTGCATCATGTATATTTTCTATCCATTGTGCAGAAGTCGGATATGCATCAAATAATTCCCAATCATATACACCACCAAATGTCGGATATGTTTGTTTAATTAATTTTAATTCAGTCAACATATCATCTTGTGTTTCTATATTCATTTGTTCTGACATCATTCCTAAAACAATCTTGGCAGCCGGATAACCATTGTCAACAATATCATCAACTACTTCTTTGCAATATGCATCATATGATTGTGTATTAAAATAATGAATATATTTACCAACTTCTGAATCATACAAATCCTTATACACAAATCCACTCATTCCAGAGTTATTATAGATTAATTCATATGCCAATGGAGCCAGTGAAATTATAAAGTTATCTCCAAAATCATTATGGATGTCATTTATGAGTTTTTTAATTTCTTCTAATGTCATGTATTCTTCTATGTCCAAATCAATGCCGCATATGAATGGATGATTTTTGATGACATTCTTAAGCAAGCTGTAACAATGATCATATGCAGAAAACATAGTTCCAAAAGCACCACCTGCGCCGCCGACCATCAGTACGATTTTTACACCTGCTTTTGAAGCATCTTCCAATTCTTTCCATACACTGGCAAAAATTGGATCTTCTGGATCTGAATTATTCAGATGAATAATTGGATCGCCTTGTTCAACAGCATCAAAATGAATTGATGCTAAATGAATATGTGTCAGTTTGTTTAAAGAAGCCATAATTGGCTGTAATCCTGTAAAGGTCTGATAGTAATAAATTACACGAGACATGTATATATCAAATGACTATAATTAATTTTTAAAATGGACTCTATAATATATATGCAATCTCTATTAGATAACTATTTTACTTTTGCTGGAAAGGATAATATTGATAAAATAAAAATTATTGATGAACTAAATCCATATATTGTTTTAGAAAAATACATACCTAAATATGTGGAAAATGATCTATATAAAGACACTATAAAAAATGAATGGATAAAAAAAGAATATGATTTTAAAGTTGATCAAGAACTATATGACAAAATAGTCAATAATAAAGATTTTGGTACTTTATTTAATGGAAAATTTTACCATGACGTTGTGAACAAATTTATAGCAAAAAATATGGAAAAGAAGAATATGCCAATAAAGGCACAATTTGTCCCTTTGATATATAATTTATATAAATATTGGCAATTGCATGATGAACACAATGATGTAATAAAATTTAATTCTGGAATAAAATTGGATTATGGAATATTTATTTACAATCTCATAATTCGAAATAAATTTACTAAAACTCTTGAAATAGGTCTTGCATATGGAAGTTCAGCTTTATTTATATGTTCTGCATTAAAAAATTTAGAAAGCACAGGATTAAAAACTTATCACTATGCAGTTGATCCAAATCAAACAAAACAGTGGAAAAGCATTGCAAGACTCAATATACAGAGACTTGGATATAAAAATGCAACAATTGTTGAAGAACCAGATTATTTGGGTCTTCCGAAAATATTGAAAGAACGTGTAGAAAATAAAAAATGGTTAGGAAGTAAATTTGAACCCACATATGAAAGATTTCAATTGATATTTATTGATGGATGGCATACATTTGATTATACATTACTTGATTTTTTCTACGCTGATTTACTTCTTGAAGCAGGTGGTTATATGATTGTTGATGATGCAAAATTTGATGCTTTGAAAGAATTAGATAAATATCTTTATAGCAATTATAAATTTTATGAAAAAGTTCATTATGAAATGAGTTTATTTATGGTTTATAAAAAAATAAAAGATGATGATAGATCATGGGATTTCCATGTTAAATTTATCAATAACAATTAAGTTTAAATAAAATGATTTATATATTGCGCTTCATTTGCTAAATCTAATATTTCATTAAATATGTCTATCATTAAATTTGTTAGAAAGTTTTTATTGTTTTCTGTCAATTCACCAGTTTTATTTTTGTCCTTATAAATCAATCTAATTGTATAAATATTGGCATCAGTATAACTAATTATAACATCATCATAATTTTCAATTAAATCAAATATTTTGTAAGTATATTTATTGATATCGAAAAGTTCATATATGTCATATTGATTTTTATCATTATTTATTTCATTAAATTCTTTGATTAATGATAATTTTTTTATGTCAATCTCACTTGTTATTTTTGTCGCTTTGAATGTTTTGTAATCAGAAAGATTTTTTGAAATAATCCGTGTGGATTTTTTTATTTTGTTTCTTAATTTTTCAACATATTGTTCAAAATCATCACCGATCAATCCTAATTCCCTGCCTTTATCAAAACTTGCAATGATTCGCAAGTAATTATTATATCTTACTATATCATCTCTACTATTTTCATTTAAAAGATACTTGTTTACAATACTAATGACATCCTGATGATTTTTCTTAACAAAGAAATATTTTATCTTTTGTTTTCTTATTATTTCATCCATTAACTTTTTATTAATTTTTTCAGCAACAGTATAATCATCAATATATATATTTGCTACTTTTTTATAATCAATTGGTGATATATGTTTATTTATATTCATAAAATCTATGCCAAACAAAGGATCAACTTTAAATATTTTATCAATTATTCCTTTAAAAATATCAACATCAAAATTACCTTTGTATTTCTTAAAAATCACATGTGTACCTGTTGTTTTAAAATGCGGCTTAGTTTCTGGAATATCAATAACAATTTTATCAAAATATGGTGTCATATTATTAATTATTTGAAATGATTGTACCAGACCAATATCGCCATATGTCAAAAATAAAGTCCCTTCTTTATTTAATCTTAACATCGAATAAATCATAAATATGAACTTCAAATTCAAATTTCTCTCTTCTTGTATAAAATCATAGTCAGTTTCAAAAAGATGAATGTCACAAAATATCAAATCATATTTAGAATTGCCATTCAACAACAATTCTTTATCCAATAATTCATTATATATATCAACTTTATCAGCATATATATCGTTTATTTTTTTATCTATTTTCTTGTTTGCCACATGATCAGAAAAATAGTGTCTAGAATATTTAGTAAATAAATGCACATATGTTTTAATTTTATATTTTTTTGATTTAGCTATATGCATACAATTATATATTGAATGTGTATCGACATTATTAATTTCTAATACTTTTAATTTATTTTTATTTATTAACTTATTTTTGTAAATACTCTCATAATATCTTAAATTGATCTTTTCATCAATGTCATAAAAAATTGTTGATATGTTTGAAGATCGCAGTATGTTAATTCTGCCTCTTGTATTAAGAAGAAAATATGGATAAAATAAAGCAAATAAATCATCAAAACTTAAACTTAATTTATCTTTATTTTCTTGTACAAGCTTATCAACTTCAAGATCAAGATCTTTATATCTATAATGAAGATTGTATAATGTCTTAGGCTTTTTGAATTTTGCCCCACCAATCATAACATCCTTCAATAAAAAATCTGATTCATCATAAAATTTTCTATAACTAATATCAAACAAATCATAATAATCTGTTTCGCTAAATTTAGTTAATCTTGCATTTAAATCTGTTGGAATTGGGTGTTTTTTGTTATGAACAAAAATAGTCAAATATTCACTAGTCGGACTGGCAGAAGATGTGAGAACATATAGGTCTTTATTAAGCCATTTATAAATTGTGTTAAATTCATCCCATGATATATTTTTAACAGGACTGAGAGTGTTAATGTCGATTTTTTGCAATCTAAAATCAATAAATGCAAAATGACTATACTTACCTTTTATATAATGGAATTCTTTCTTCTGTCCAGAATTATTTTTTAAAATTAGTAAAGTGTTTTTATAATCTTTTATTATGCCATTTATCATATTTCTTTTCTTCATTGAAAGGACACCAATTATTTGATAACCAAATAATTTCATTGGATCAATCGAACCAGTGATTTTTTGCAGTGTTCTTGAATTACTTTTTGGATTTCTTATTATAAATCTTAAAGGAAACATTATATCGGTTTCAACAGCGCAAAAACTAAGGAATTTGTTCAATAATTGAGAATAATAAACCATGTTTGGATATTCATGATGTTCGTCATATTCTGTTTGAAATATGAAAGGTTCTGATCTAAAATATTGTTTGTATTTACCTAATTTATTAATGTCTTTAAGAAAGCCATATAGATATTGTCTTTTTTCAAGCGGCAGAACGTCCTTAGGTGTTTCTTGATCTATGAATTCATATAATATTTTGTCTTTGTATTCTTCTTGAACCACTGGATATTCAACATTATTTTCAACAGGAGTCCATTGTGTTTGATTGCATTTTTCAACAACATAATCTTTATCAGATTTTTCAATACCTTTTTTAATTTTTTCATCTTCTTTACCAAAGTATTGAATATTTTTAATGGGTTCATGATAAGAGGGGTGAATCAATCTTGTTTTATCGCTGTTAGATTCAAGATAGTAATGAAGTTCTGAAAGCTGTTTTTCTCTAACTTCAAATAATTTTCTCATTTTGTCATATGATCTTTCTGTTAAGTGTCCCAAATATTTATCATCTAACTTTATAATACCATGTCTCAATTTATTATCAACAAGATACATTGTATCATGATTTATATTTGGCTCAACAAGTTTTATCCATGTGTGTTCTCGTTCTTCTATTGCTTTGATTTCAAATATTCGTTCAATGGCTTTTATTTTGCTGTCTATTTGCTCAATAAATGATTTTAATTTGTAAACATCTTTTTCTTGTATATTAGATTTATTTGATGCTAAAAATGAAAACCATTTTTTTTGAGTATCAGTAACAACAGCTAAATGTCTTTTGAAAAGAATTAATATATTAATTACAAATTCATAATTTCTCCTTTCTAAATTTTCATCAATCGGTTTTTTTATATCGAGTAATTTTTGCTTTTTTTTACTGTAGTCTTCATAAACTTCATTTCTCATATTCCAAATGTTATCATAAAAGTTAAACAGTTCTGATAATTCTTGTTTTTCACTGTCATTAAGAGTGTTAAAATTAAAACCCTTTAATAAATAAATAGTAAAGTCGTCATTTGTTGTATTTTTAAATGTATGATCAGTGCCGTCATGAGTTGCAATATCATTTCGTTTAATAAATTCAGCATTATTATAAAAGTTGTAATAAAAATCAATCAAGTTTTCATATTGCTCTTTAAAGAGTTTCAAATTATCTTCATTAAAATCCACTGCTAAATCTGAATCCATTATTCCTTTTTGATTTCTTATTAATGAAAATGAATCATCAGTAATACCATTGAATATTTCATATGTCTTATCTTCAGCACTATAAACTGATTTTAAATTGAGTGTAAAAAGATTTTTATTTGGCATTAATGTATTTTCACCAAAGGTCTTAAATATTTCTTTTAATACATATCTTTGTTTATCATGAATATCCATATAATCTAAAATAATAAAATATTAAAGTTAAAACTTGAATTATTAAAGAATTCAACAAAATTGCTTCTAAATGATGTTTGATTGCATCAAAAGATGCATTTAAACATGTTATGTCAACAGCCAATATTAAAGATTCATTCAGATATTATTAAGATAATCCAAATTAAATTATGATTATTAATGGAATTCAACAAAAATGCTTTCAAATGATAGTGGATTGCATTAAAAGATGCATTTAAACATGTTCTGCCAACAGCCAATATTATTAAAGAGAATTAATAAAGATAAATTTTATCATAATTACAGGAAATAAGATAAGCAATAAAAAAGGAATTAATAAAATTGCTTTCAAATGATAATGGATTGCGTCAAAAGATGCATTTAAATAGGTTTTATTAAATACAGAAAAATATTAAAGTTGTTTTATATATAAACTTTTTAATAATAAAAGTTAATATAATAAAGTATTTTTTATTTTATTTTTTTCAGACAATTCACAAATTTTTCTAGGATTTCTCCAGAATTTCCATTCGATTACACAGAAATCCTGTGTGTAAAAAAATCCCGCCAACGAACTTTTTGAAAATAGAAAAAAAATCGATGACCTATTTCGTATTTATATGCACTTTTGATGTTTTAAAAAATGAAAATTCGAGTGTGATTTTTTTGTCTAAAAATTTGAAAAAACACGAAAGTTGATAAGAAGACCAATCCAAAATCCAGAAAATCTCAAAGTTAAAAGCATCTCAAGTCGACTTTTTTAAAAGTCTCGAAAAGTGAATATATATCAAAGTTATCCGGCTTTTAGGCCTAAAAAAAATCCAATGGTACAAAAGTCGACTCAAAAAAGTGAACATGATTTTTTTCTACTTCCGGCTAACACCCGAAAAATCCAAAGCCACCGCATAAAAAATGCACTTTTTTGAATTTTTCGAAAAGTTATCCATTTGGGCATAAGGAAATTCGACAACGCCGATTTCCACTTCGTCTCCTTTGGATTTTGAAATCAGCGTTGGAAGACGTCTCAGCCGGTCGGAAAATCCAATGGTTCCAATCTCAGTTTGCCGATTTAGAAAAAATTGATATCCAAAAATACTACCCTTTGCCTTTTCCGCGTTATACCCTGCAAAAGTACTAAAAATCCAAAGGTACTAAACTCAAAAAATATTTTTGTCTCCTTTATTACGGATTTTTTTCGTACCCGATTGCGCATTACACCAAAAAGTCAAAAGCAAATTCGGGTTTTCAAAAAAAGTTATTGACGAACGCAACGAAAAAAATGACTGTTCAGAAAAAACGCGCGATTTTTTCCGGAAATTTCACCCTTTGCCAAATCTCATGTACTTGTATGGTTCATATTAACTTTGGTTTCCCCTAAAAATCATCGAAAAGTAACTAGGGTGGTTTTGCAAAATTGACAATTTACTGATAAAGGTGAATATGATACACAAGTAGTTTATGAATTGTTTATATATAAATAATCAAAAAATGAAAAGTAAATATAATTCATAACTCATAAATCATCAAAAACTACTGAATGTTAATATATGACTAAACTTGGTTGGATCAGTGCGAGCTGAATTTAAATAGTGAAGGTTAAATTGAAGTTTTATTTTGATAATATAATATATGTATTCTTGTGAATTGTGTAAATATAAGACGAATGATAAAAGTAATTGGTCAAAACATATTAAAACAGATAAACATAAACAAAGAGAGAAATATGATGATGAAATATCTGGAATAAAGAAACAAAAAATCATACACAACAAAAATAATAAAACACATGTGTGCAAAAATTATTCCAGTTTAACATGTCCAAATTGTGGAACCGGATTTGCACATAAGTCTAGTTTAAGTAGACATGTCAATCATAGATGTCATGTTACAAAAGTTATAAAGATTGTAAAACAGCCATTTAACAAATCGGCTGCAGTGAAGTCAAGCGTGACACAAGAAGAAGCAATAGATTATGAAACAACAATAAAATTATTACAGATGCAACACAAGATAGAATTATTAGAACTAGAAAATAGGATGTACAAGAAACAGAATGAATATCAAATGAAATTGACAAGTAATGCTGGTGACATTGCTAATAAATCTTTATCAGCATTAACATATGTTGTTGAAAATTACAAAAATGCTCCTCCAATAATGCCCATTGAAAAGGAAGAGTTTAAGAGATTAATATATGAACAGAATTATGGACATAAGTTACATAAAAATAAAAAACTTGACAACTTTGAAATTTGTAGAATCATCTCACAATATTTCAAATTTGACAAATTTGATAAATTGTTAAATGATATTATTGTTAAACATTATAAAAAAGTGAATCCGCCAGAACAACCATTATGGGCATGTGACCCTGCTAGATTGACCTATGTTATAAGTAAAGCAGAAAATTCAAATCCAGCAAATGACCTATTTAACTTTGACGAAACAAATCTAAAAACACAATGGATAACTGATAAAGGTGGTTTGAATGTTGATGAAATGGTTATTGATCCAATAATGAATTACATCGATAATATGATGGAAGAATATACAGTAGACCTACATAAACTCAATCAAATAAACAAAATTGATGATGATACATTGATTGATGAATTGCATAATACATCAAAAATCAGAGAATATGTAAGAAATGACATTTCAAGAAAAAAATTAAATAAAGCAATATGTCCTCACTTTTTTATTAGTAAAGAACTGCTAACTGAAAATTAGTTATTTTGTGGCAAACATATATATCCAATTAATACACAACCTGTTTCAATTGAATTGCAAAATAGTTCAAACAAATGTAATTTTTCACCATTATACTTTTCTTTATGTTTCTGTTCTGTCATTTCATCACAATATATTTCCATTTCTTTAAAATCTTTCTCACTCATATTTCCTAAATTCAGTATATATACAAAATATATATCATATGAATTTCCGTGTTTATCAATTTCTACTGCTGCTTTTTTTAATAGCAACTCACTTTCATGGTATACACATGTAGTGTCCCATAAAGTCGCAATCACGATATTGTCATCCATTTTGACATATGGGTGGATAATTTTTATCTAATAGATGTTTTATATTTTTTGCTTTTCAATTTTTATATAAATGGAAAAACTTAATGTATTATTATTGATATGGCTTATTGTCTTTTGGTATGCCATTATTTTTGCCCCTGCTTTGACTGATTCGAAAGCCGCCAATATTGGACATTTTTGAAGGTGTTGTTAGGACTATATGTCTTAATCATATGGAGATATAATTTTATAAACAGAATTTCAATTTTATTTATCGATTTAGGCCGAAAAAATTGTGAAATTGCCATTCGCAATTCCATCATTTTTATTTATATTTAATGGTATCAGTCACTAAAAAAATTGAAAAAGTCAACTAATTGTAAAGCCCATTGAAAAAGACATATATTAATCATATGCTATGCTAAGCTGACTTTTGTCTGCCTTTGCTCGTGTACGGTTAACGCTTTCCGCCCCCTCCCCTCGCTCTGTTTTTTTTGCTACCTGACTGCACTTCGGACTCTCCGCAACAATGGCTTTAGCTAGACCTTCGGCACGGGAAAGCATTCGCTACGTCAGCGTTCGTTTGGCCAGCACGAATGAGACCACCAGAATTGGCGATCTTGAACGTTTCGTGTTCTATCCAAGGGCTGCTGGTGGTTACTGGGTTGTGGCTGGCGATTTGACATACCACGAGATGCCTGAGTTGCTGTCGAAGAGAGTAGACACTGAGTTTGCGATGACAGAGAACTTTGGTGATTTGCGCAACGCCTGTGCGGAACGTCTCGTGGGTTATACCACTGACAGAGTCCCCGAATCACGCATTGTCAAAGTTGCTGGACGTGTTTCTTCATCACGTTCTATCGACGACGACCTTGCTGTTCTTGACTCCTGCAGACCGTCTGCATTCATTGTGACTGCTCGTCACCCCCCTGCTCCCGCTCCAGCGAGACCCGCGCCCTTTGCGCCACCTGTTGCCATCGTGTCTCCAGTGCCTGTCAAGACGGTTCGCTTCGCTCCTGCCCCCCCTGTCCCCTCTGCCCCGCCAGCCCCAGAAGAAAAGAGA